GGTCTCAGCCAGAAGGTCAACACCGCTCTCAATACATGCAGGAATAAGCTCACGGAACTTCTCACGCTTCTCTGCGCTCTCATCAGCGGGATGGAAGTCGAAGTCCATTATAGCGGCCTCTGATGCATCCTCGATGGATGTGCCCGCAGATAATACAGCCTGAATACCGCCGTGAACTGCCGTGCCGTAAGCCGCGTTCTCGCCGACTTTAATTTCACGACGCTTATCTTTTGACAGATAAACATAGTCGAATATCCAATTAGCGATGGGCTTGTTTAATTGTGACGGGCTAAAGTGATGTAGCTGAACCGTCTCAAAATACTGAGGAACTTCACTCACGGTTAATTTTCTCCTTTATCTTTTTATAGAATTACTTTAATACAGGTTATACACAATAGTGTCAAACCTTAAAGGATAGTAATATGAAATTTCAAGAATACCTTGTAAATGAAGGCGTTAGACAAGCGCAAGCCGCACGGGAACTGAATGTAACACAGCCCACGGTTCATAATTGGATTTACGGAAAGCGCCCGCCAAGCGGGATGCACATGATGGCAATTTATAAATACACTAAGGGCAAGGTTGCTTTGAAGGATTGGTGCGAGGTGTTCAGTGGTTAAGCGTCGTGAACTCGAAGGTAAAGTTTCTCAACTGGAATACGAGCTTTGGTTGAAGTGGCAGAAGAAGTCTAATGCCGAATGGTCAGCCAGTTTGCCTGATGATGGCTTCGTTGATGAGAAGTTGACAGGTGATAGTCTGGGTAAAATATACCGGACAGAACAGCCTGTAAAAATTGGTGCGTCTAGCTTGGATGAGTGCGATGAGTAATCCACAAAAAGAAAAGGGCAGTCGGTTCGAGCGTGAGATTGTCGAGCTTGCCAGACTGCGTGACCTTGAGGCTCACAGGGTGCCGCTGTCGGGTGCCGCCGCAGGTTTTAAGGGCGATGTCCACATTAAGAAGGGCAGAGAGACTTGGGTGATTGAGGCCAAGAAAAGGGCTGACGGGTTCAAGTTTTTGTATCAACATCTGGAGGGCTCTGATGTCTTGGTCGTGGGGGCTGACAGGAAAAAGCCTCTGGCGGTAATGGACCTCGGTGACTTCTTAGATATGTTCTCAGGAAAGGTTTAGCTATGTTTGAGTACGTTATTCTGTATTGCTTGGTCATGGGGTCCGGCACAGCTACTGAGGCTCGCTGTGACTATATCGGGCGCAAGAACTTTGTGACGGCTTCTGCCTGTTACAAGGCTGGCAAGCAGGCCGAAGATGCCTTGCGGGTCAATCACTTGGAGGCATGGGCTGAGGTTCCCATCGGTGAGCGTCCCAGCTTTGTTGCCGATGTCCGGTGCGGCGAGCAGTCAATATGATTGTCAGGGTCTCAAATCGTGACCGGCATGAAGCCGACCTGTTGGCGCAGGATACGGTCAAATTGCTGGAAAGCATGGGCGTAACGCCACGGCTGGAAAATAAACAGCAGTCACGGATTGAGGCTAACCGGCTCGGCTTTATGGCAGAGTTCGCAGTGTGCAGGTTGTTCGGGGCGGAACCTCCGAGGCTAAACATTGCGACTGATGGCGGGGTTGATTTGTGGCTGGGTGACATATCAGTTGATGTGAAGTTCAGCAAGACGGGCTCGCTTATTTTTGATAGCGCAGATAAGTTTAAGGCAAATCTTGCGGTGCTAGTTACCGGCACAAATGACCCAGAGTGCATGCTGTTGGAGGGCTGGATAGGCAAGACGGCGTTTGTTCGGGATGCATATGCAAAGGACTTCGGGTACGGAGAGAGACTGGTCATGGGGTCATCTGACCTCACGCCAATGCCGAGGCTATGGGAACTGATTATGGAGAGGAAGTTTAAATGAGGGAGAAGGACGACTTCTACCCGACACCGCCAGCAATGACAGAGGCTCTGTTAGCATATGAGTTTCTTGAGCCGTGCAGGTTGCATGAGCCAGCTTGCGGTAACGGTGCAATGTCTAAGGTGCTCCGGTGCTATGGTCACGATGTTATCAGCGAGGACCTGATTGACAGGGGCTATGGCGATTCGCGCAGAGATTTTCTGATGCTACAGAAGAGGCCGTGCGATTATCTTATGACAAACCCGCCGTATAAATTGGCGGAGGAATTTATCCAGAAGGCGTTGGACCTAGAATATAAGCGTCACGCCTATCTGTTGAGGCTTGGGTTCCTAGAGGGCATGGGCCGGTATGACAGGCTTTACAGCAAGCACCCGTTTGATGTTTGCTATGTTTTCAGCAAGCGCCAGACAATTTGGCGGGGTGATGAGGAAGCAACAAGCACGGGAACAGTTCAATATGCGTGGTTCGTTTGGGATAGTGAATCAACAAGACAAAGGATGGAATGGATATGAGTGACAGTTTAATTATCAGGGGCAACATACGGGAGAACTTCTCGGTATTGCCAAATCATTTAATGAATGATGAGCGGCTATCTGCCGACGCTCTGGGGGTGCTGGTGTACCTGTTGAGCAAGCCGACTGACTGGCAGGTTCGGGTGACTGAACTGCGCCGCAGGTTCGATATTGGCAGGGACAAAGTCTACCGCATTTTGGGCTCGATGGAGCAGTACGGTTATTTAGTGCGTGAAAGCGTTAAAACGGAAGGTCAGTTCGCCGGAACTCGTTATATAGTCTCAGATTCACCGCGTCCTGAAAAACCGGATACGGTTTTACCGGATACGGAAAACAAGGACACTTACAAAGAACAGACCTTACAAAGAACAGAATATACAAAATCAACTAAAAGAAAGAAGGCTCAAAATAAACAGAAATTATCTGAGTGGGAGCCGACGCAGTTCGATAAGGAATATGCAGAGAGCTTGGAGCTTGATTGGCAGGAGATACTGACAGATATGCGCCTCTGGGATGAGAAGGGCGGTAATAAGGCCGCTTATGCGTCGTGCAAGGCTTTCTGGCAGACTTGGTGCAGAAAAGAGGGGAAGAGCGCTCAGAGGCGCTCAAATCGCCAGCAATCGGCATCTGGTGGCAAGAGCAAGGTGTTGTCGGAGGGTCAGAAGGCATTTGCGGATAATGTAACGCAGAAATATATAAAGGCTTTTGGTTCACAAGGTTTTGCTTATAAGATGGTTCTCGTGGACGTTGAGGCGTTCATGCTTACCAAGCAAACTGATGATGATTGGATGGCGTTAGGAAACGGGCTACCAAGCCCAAGAGATAAGGGATGGATGTAATGCGAGACACTGAGATGTTTTTATATGAGTGCTTTGAGTGCGATGGTGAGGGCGAGGCAGTCTATCAGGTTGGCGTTCGTGATTTTGATAATGGCGGTTATCTGAGGGATGAATGGCAGACCTGTCAGGAATGTCATGGCACGGGACAGTTGGAGGTCGAGCGTGATATCGCAGGGTGATGGAAAAATGCAGAGGTTGCTGGATAATAACCAGTGCCCGAAATGCCAGACGGTCATGCAAAGGCAGGCCATTGGCAAGACGTTGGCTGATGAGCCTGAGAGCGTGTATCAGTGCAAGATTTGCAAGCTGATTGTTACGGACAGCAAGAAAAAGTATCCGGTGCTGTGACAGGATTGTGACAGGCAATGGCTAAGGGTTTGTTTTTATTATATAGTGCGTCCAACTAATTATTGGATGTATAGAGAGGAAAGCTAGTGAATAGGGATGATATTTTAAGGACGGCGCTGTATTGTGTGACGCAGGACAGAGCGGCGACGCATGGTAAGATGGAAGACAACTTCCAGCTTATAGCGGATTATTGGTCACTGCATTGCGGGCATGACATTACGGCTAATGATGTCGGGGTTATGATGACGCTGTTGAAGCTGGCTCGGATAAAGAACGGGCAGGTTGGCAACGCAGATAATTATGTTGATGCGGCTGGTTATATGGCGTGTTCAGGTGAGATTGCGGGGAAGCAAAGCGATGAGTAAGAAGAAGCTGACAGAGCCGGTCATTGTGGAGTATCTGAGGCGCATAGCGATAGATGGTAGGTCAGCGCGTTCTGTTGGCAAGGACGATGACATGCCAAGCTATGAGGCGTTCTACAAGATGAAGGTCAAAGACCCGATATTGCAGAGCCGCTACAGCGAGGCTGTTGAAGCACGGGCGACTGCCATTGATGACAGGATAGACGAGGTGCTGGAAGGCGTCCGTAATGGCGAGATAGACTACAATGCGGGCAGGCTGGAGATAGACACGCAGAAATGGCGCATGGCGAAGTTCTTCCCGCGATTATATGGCGACAATCAGAGGCTGGAAGTGGAGCATAAGACGAGCTTCATAGACGAACTGAAGCGTGTTGCGGCTAGGGTAGAGCAGGCGAAGTTAGAGGGCGCAGAGGTTGTAGAGCATGATGAAGAGGGGCGAAACACTTACACCGCCACGCCCGCGCCTGCGGAACAGACCGAGAACAAAAGGTCCGATTAGTGTCCAATACGCGACAGGTTTATATAACGTAAATTACGGAAACGCTAAGTCATTGTAATTGCAGGGTATACCAAATACATAATGGAGGTTATGCGACAAAATTAACCAAAATCGGCTAATAGCCCCCCTTCGAGCTGACGGGCGGGCGGCTGTGAAAATAATACCCTCACACATTCCACACATTCCACACCCCACGGAGAACCCATGACCACCCTCACCACCGACTTGCTCCACAAAATCCATGCCGACCCCGTTTTCTTCGTCGAGCACATCATAGGAGCCACCCCCCAGCAATGGCAACGCGAGGCACTACAGGCCATCGCAAAAAATCCCCGTGTCAGCATTAAGTCCGGTCACGGTGTCGGCAAGACTGCGTTTCAGTCGTGGCTCGTTCTCTGGTGGCTCCTGAGCCATTACCCCTGCAAGGTTGCTGTCACGGCTAACACGGCTCACCAGCTATCCGATGTGCTGTGGACCGAAATCGACAAATGGGCGCGTAAATTGCCCGCTGGCTTTATGGACCTGCTTGAGTTCAAATCCGATAAAATCAGCCTCAAGGGTGCGAAGGACAGCTATGCTGTTGCCCGTACCAGCCGCAAAGAGAGCCCAGAGGCATTACAGGGCTTCCACAGTGAGAACATGCTCTTCTTGGTCGAGGAGGCCTCCGGTGTGCCCGATGTTGTCTTTCAGGTTGCCGAGGGTGCCCTATCGACTGCCGGAGCCAAGACGGTCATGTGCGGAAACCCGACCCGCTCTGACGGCTTCTTCTATGAATCCTTCCACAATCAGCGCCACAACTGGCACAACATCACGGTCAGTTGTCACGACGGCGAATATGTCACCGAGGAGTTTCTCACCGGCATGGCTGATAAATACGGCGTTGATAGCAATGTCTACCGCGTCCGTGTGCTGGGCGAGTTCCCCACGCAGTCTGATGACGTGCTTGTTCCGCTCTACATCGTCGAGGAAGCTGTAAAGCGCGATATAACGCCTAGTCCTACCACACCGACTGTCTGGGGTCTCGATGTGGCCCGCATGGGCGGTGACAGGAGTGCTATTGCCAAGAGACAAGGCCCATTATTGCTAGAGCCGATTAAGACATGGCAGGGCAAAGACCTGATGGAGCTCGCCGGTATTGTGCTGACTGAATATGAGGCTTGCAATTACAGCAATCGCCCCACGCATATATTTGTTGATGCTATCGGGCTGGGCGCTGGCTTGGCGGATAGACTGCGCGAACTGGACCTGCCTGCGGTGTCTGTTTCGGTATCTGAGACTGCCAGCCTGAAGAACCGCTTTAATCGCCTGCGCGACGAATTGTTCTGGAAGGCCCGCGAGTGGTTCGAGGACAGAGCCTGCAAGATTCCCGATGATGATACGCTGATACAGGAGATAACCGGCATACGGTATAAGTATCTCAGTAATGGCAAGCTGAAGGTCGAGAGCAAGGACGAGATGAAGCGCAGGGGCCAGAGGTCGCCGGACGTTGCCGATGCCTTTGTGCTATCGTTTGCACAGGAGGGCGCTATTGCTGGGGGCTACACGCAAACAAAATGGGGCGCAGGTTCCAGCCCACGCCCCGATACGAATTGGATTGTTTAGCCGCAATCCCATTTGTTTGATTTAACCCTGTTTTGTTTTGCTGGAATAATTTGCATATTCCAAGGAACGTGCAACCCGCATACGTTTTTTCCTAAAAGCGGAACGATGTGGTCAACATGATGCTCAATACCAGTTTCTTTTATTATCCGGTCTCTTTTTTTATAAACCGTTACGATTTTTTCAAAATGCAGTTTTGCAAGGGTGTCGCTTGTTCTTTTCCAACGGATTGCATTGTAGGCAGATTGGTATGGGCGTAATTTTTCCCTGTTTTTTCCGACCCATTTTTTGTGTCGGTCGTTGACCTTTTTCCTGTTTTTTTCTACCCATTTTTTGTAGTAAGATTTTCTTTGCTCTTTTGTTTGTTGGGAACAAGAGCGAGGGGCCACACCGCTTGCGCGGCGTTTTTTTTCTTGCCACTTCATTGCGCGCTCTTTTTTTTCTTTGTAGCAAGATGAGCAGAAACAACTGCCTCCACACTTTGTTTTTCTCATTCCAAAAACACCGTTTTTGCATGGCCTGCCATTATTATAAAACTCAAGCCCAAGTTTTTTTGCTTCTTTTAATCTGTATATGCCACAGCCTTGACGCTTATATTTTTCTTTATTTCGGAACGCATCGGTTTTTAATGCTACACAATTAACGCATGTATTCCTACAGCAATACTTCTCACAAACATGCCCATGCTTGCAAGGTTCGCCGGTAAAGTATCTTTTGAGCCCCTGTTCCATCGCATCTTGGCGTGTAATTATTTCCATTATTAGCCCCCCATTCGAGCTATTACGGCCCACCATGTGTAGCTCCGGCTGTCCTCAATGCCGAGCAGTGACAGCGTATCCATCCAGCCCAAGGCAAACGCGATGATGACCGCGTAGCCGATATATCCGAGAACTCTATCCATTATAGCCTCCCTTTAGTTGTCTAAGCCCAAGTACGCAAATATGATTTTTTCGTGATGGTCACTGACCCCACCCAGAGCCAAGCCCTCCTCGCAGAACATGTCATGCACCATTTTTCTCTG